AGTATGTGAACCCCATTGCCCTCGAAGCCAACCGAGATAACCTCGGTGATATCGTCAGTGATGTCGAGTGTGACAGTACCTCTTAGTTCACAGTACTCAGTGTCGATCTCGAAGTCTCGATCAGTTGTATGTCTGTTGCGTTTCACTTAATGAGTCCTTCGTTACGGAGCCAAGACTTGATGATGAACCTGATTGCTTGAGATCTGTTGTCAAATTCCTGCTTCTTGGTAATCTTGTCAAGGGCTTTGATTACCTCTAGTTCTTTGCATTGGAAGTTGAGGACATAACTTTTGTTAAGCATTGGGGGCCTGTCCCTTGTTGCTTTTGTGTATGTCACATAAGAGGTTCGTTGGTACTTCTTGGTTTTCTTAGCGGGAGTTTTCTTGGGCATTTGCTTTTTCCTTTTGTTCTTGGATCCAACTGTTCTTCCCCATCGTCCAGATGTAGAAGACATCAAAGATGCCGAGGTTATGATCCTTCATGTCCTCTTCAACCATGTGGTTGATGGCATCAAACAAAACTTTCTTTGACTCAGGGTGTGTCAGTTCGTAGGCCATCGCGGCTCCTCTATGTCAGGTAATGAGGGGGTAGGTAGTGTTCCGTTGATTGCACGAGCAACCAACTCCATGTGATCTGATACGGGGTACAGGTACTTCTTCTCCCGTAGTACTGCTGACGGGTGGAACGTGGCGTATATGTTCAGTTCGTTGGGGAGTAAAAGGGCAGAGGGCTGGCCTTGGTTGTTGAAGCCGTGGCGTAGAGAATGCCGCTTGCCTATGAAGTGTTGGCTGACCACACCGTAAGCGTGGCTGCCAAGACAAAGAAGTATTGATTTCTTTGCTGAATGATGCTCGATGATCTTCTCTATGTCTTCGAGAAGATAGGGGAAGCACGCCTTATAGTGTTTGTTCTTAGGTGATTCTCCATTGCCTTGAGTACGACACCGTGCTGCATTGGTGAGATACACGGAAGCCCGTAGTATCTCATCGTGCTTGAGGTACACGCTGGTGAGTAGGCTGCCGCTTGGGCTGAGGAATGAAATGCCCGTGTTGTCTTCTCGGACTCCGGGGTTCATGCCCACTACTATTAGTGGGGGGAGATGTGACGAGGGCTCCGACTGTTCAAAGAACCTTGTCGGAACCCCCGGATTCTTGGCTCCCTGATGCAAGTCACATAACGTGCATGAGGGTGCGGAGAAAAACTGTGGAAGTTGTATGTTATTCTTCATCCCAATACCATTCTCCTTTTAGATTATCTGGCGGCTTGATCTTATTCATCAAAGAATAAAGAGGTTGGTTGAGCATCATTCCAAACGGAAGATAAACATACCCACCGTCTGTGTTTTCTGTGACAACACATAAGACCTCGAACTCTCTTCCCTTTGAATCTTTGCAAGAGACAATTGCTATGTCGTTATTGCTTACCGCTTTGACCATGGTGTCGAAGTTGTACTGAGATTCTTTGCTTATCATTGTTTGATTCCATTCAATCCTCCTAGATTATACTGGTTGTTTGACACCAAAAGAACAAATGTTTGCGACCGTCCGCCGCCCCGCGTGCGGGGCGGGCGGGTCGCATATTGAAACCCCAAAGATATGTCGGTATCAAACCTTGTGGCTTGATCATATCTATCTGAGTTGACATAAAAAAAGGATGACACCAACCTCAGTACCAGCCCGAGGTTGATGCCATCCGTTAAATCATGGACCTTTAAACAGGGCACGCTGATCAGGCGTCCTTCTCCGGGAGAGTCCATTGTGTAACTCCCAGATCTTAAGACCTTAGTTGTAATTCCATAAGCCGATAGAAACTAGCGGCGGTATCTGCTGGTTGCATGTACTTAGACACTTCGATTTTGTTACGAGTGAAGAGAGGTAACTCTGGCTTGATGTCAGCCAAATGATCTGCGTTGCTCTCAACACCCACAATCTTGTTGTCTAACCGTGTGACTTTGAACTCAATCAACATCCTCTGCCTCATCCACCCAATCCATCTTACCGATGGATGAGAAGCCACGAAGGTCTAGGAGTTGAGACAAAGGATGAGCCATGTCATCAAGTATCAAACACTTGGTAGTCCCACGTTCACGACATATCTCGTACGACATAACAAGATGACACGGTTCTATCTTGACTTCATGCTGTATGGCTACTGCTATGTCAACTGCTGCTTTACGCAACAACTTGTTGGCAAGAAGAATCAGGTGTTCTCTGGTGTAGGACACGGTGACCTCTTCACCGTCCCTACGAACACGAACGTCTGTAAAGAACTGTCCATTAGCATCTGGGGAAAGTCCATCTTGTACTCCCTCCCCCGAGGATGATTGATATTTAAATACTTCTTCAAGGATTGTCTCCTGTGTGTCTTGAGGGTCTGTGTGTCGTTGGAAACCATACTCAAGTTCCCACGGAATGTTACTCATACCAGCCGCTTCGGCTACGTCGTTCTCTCGAATGTCGTGCATTCTAATCAGAGTCAATGTGAATCCTTTCACAAGTCTGGGATGGGGGGACACGACTACCCCCATCCCATAAGAGATGAAAACCATCAGATAACGATTTCGTCACCCTCTTCAGCACCGACAGGAGTCACTGCATTAGGAGTACGAGTGATCCGCTTACGAGCGGCTTCACGATGGATCTCACTATCAATATCACTGGGTCCAAAGATCTCTCGATGCTCGTCAACTGAATCAGTAAACGACTGAGCCGAGGAGAAATCCAGTTCAGGAGTCTTGAACTGAATACGAGTCTCGCCATCCTTACACTTTACTCGCCCTGTCATTGGGCAAGTAACACAACAACCTACAAACAACTGAGACTCATCAACTAATGTGTCACGATCCATCTTCATGAAATTGCTGAGATACTCATCCTCAACACCAAGAGCAGAAAGCAGGCTCTTCAACTGCACACCACCAAGATTGACAGCCATTCTCTTGACGTTGCCCTCACTGTCAACAACAGCAGTGGGCTTCATCTTGGCACCAATGGTGTAGTTCCAAAGAATACTCTCGTGAGTATCACAATCATCCGCGACATCTTCGGGGTGCTTGAACACAAACAACATTGAGTTGGGCTTGTTCTTGTTGGCGTAAACGCCAGCAAGACAAACCTCTGTGATGTTCGGAACAATAAGAGACTCACAACAATCATCCATCCAATCAGACATGGTGCATCCTTTCATAAATGCAAACCAAAAGAAAAAACCTACGCCCCCGCGGGCGACGGCTCTGCGTCGCCGCCCGTGGGGGTAGTAGGAGACATACATCAGACATCAATAGTTGGTAATACAACTTTGAATCATCTCTTGCCACCGCCTGAAAAACTTGAGGACATTGTCATGTCCACAAGTAAAGACGGGAAGAGAAAACAAGGGAGTTCCATAAGTGGTGCCATCTTCATAGCACGAATGTATTTCAGTCTCCTCATACCAAGACTTCTTTCCTTCTCCTGTCGTCTTCGACAGGACTCGATAATGTGCGCCTTCCCAATACAAGATGCTTTCAATCTCTCTCTCAATACCGTCATCCAAGAGAACGGATTCTCTTGAACGGACAACAGCAAGAAGATCAGAACCAATACGCTCCATCGCCAATGGTGAATCGTACTGCTCTTCATATGACTGCTTCTCACAACAGTTCCAGCACAAATCATCAACACCAACGTAATCAGCACTACACTTTTTACACTTACTCATGGCTATCTCCTAAAAGATGTGATGACGAGGACCCGCCGTCCCCGCAACGCGGGGGGCGGGCCGCAGTCAACGTCAATCCCAATCGTTTTCCTTGACACCGAAGCATCTCAATGCTTCATAGGAGATTTGTTTATCAATCTCCAATTCTTCTAAAAGGGAAAACATGGAGTCTTCCATACTACTGAACCCCGGTATACCTATGCAGCCGATCTGATCTTGATCCATGCTGCTGTAGTTGGTCCATCCAATGGAGTCTTCCATGTTCCCTGTGTCATTGCACAGTGTCATGTGTGCCGACTTGATTGGTAATCCTCCTTGTAATCCTCCTCTGTATTCATCTATAAACTCGGGTATGTCAGAGCAACAAAAGTCAACAGACATACCAAAGGATCTCCTTCCCTTGGTGTCGATCACCAAGTAGTTAGAAGGTGCGAATGCGAAGTTTGCTCCCCACATATTCCATGACCTTGGATTTCGAGACAACAAATCTTTCTTTATGTCTTCAATTTCGTAATTGAATTCAGCAGTGTAAGGCTTGTTATCCCAGTGAACCACGGGCCACTCGGCAACTTCTTTGCGTGATGCCACGGTTATGTGCCAGTCTTTGGGTTGAATCATCTTCATCCCAAACATGTACTGAGCAACCCAACCAATCTCGAACCACCGTTCGAGAAGACATTGAGATGTCTTCTGATTCTTGATCCGACGAGCATCTGGCTTCAACGACAGTTGCCCGTCATAATCCATTCTCATTGGCATCTTGATCTTTGACACTATCTTTCTTTTCTTGAATGTTGGTGTCTCTTCGCTCATGGTCTAAGTACTCCCTTAGTTTCTCTAGTGATTCTTCCGACAGTGATGACATCATCACTGTCCATGCGTCTGCAAATACAGCCTTGTTGCTCATGACTTTCTCGCAACAAGTTGCTCCCTACCCTCGTCTGTTATGCCATCCAACAGGAACCCTCTGTCCTCTTCGGACAACATCGACAATGCATCTTGAATCATGGCTCCATCGAGCCACTCTTGAAATTCCGCATTAGGAACATTGCGAATTCTGTAATCCTCTCCGGTGATTACGCATCTGCCATCAATGTGCATGGAGTAGAAATCTGGAGTATCTTCAAAGCAAAATCTGTGCTTACGCATATTGCCTCCATGCCATCCAAAAAGGCTCCGCGTGTTCCAATCTTCGTCTGTTATGCCAGCAGGTCTAATAGACTCAATGATGGTCTGGATCCAGTTGTTATTCGTGTCGGTCATGGCTATCTCCATAAGAATAAAAGGCGAGGATGCGTCCTCCGCGTAGCGGCGGTGGACGCACCGCAGACGATGATCAGTTTCCCTCTGCGTAGTAATAAATGACTCCATCACCCATCAATTTCATGATGATGTAGTCGTCCTTGTATAACCTGATAAACAGAGAGTGGCCGACTATTTTCAGATGCTCGATGTATCTCTTTGCCTCTTCCTTATTGAACTTGGTCGCGTTATCCGCTCCCGGCCTCCAGTTCTGATTAGTCAGGTGAAGGACTCTTCGATACTCCTTCGCCGCAGACTTGTGTGCTTTGTCACATTCCATTAGGTGATCAATCATCAACATGAACCACTTCCTTTCGGCCAAGGGCCATTGAGTTCTACTTCCCTGATTACGATCGGACATTCTCGGGGTGGACAAACCATAGACCACTGATATTGATAGTGGTCCAACTTGATTACCACTCGCATGCGTCTCTCATGAGAGAAGATGACTTTATCGGTCAACGTGTGAAACAACTCATAGACGTATCTGTGTGCAGTCTCCTTGAATGTGACCATGACTTGCTCAAACAAATCATCAACCTGATCTTCGTGTTCGACGTTTAGGTTTGGTCCACCACCAACAAGCGAGACATGATCTTTGCACAACTTCATTACCTTCAAGTGCAAACGACTTGAATGATCGTCGTGCAGTGTGTCACCATTCCAAAGTTGGACTAAGTACATCACGAACCTTTCATAAGACACCTCGGCGGCGTGCCGAGGAACGAGGCACTGCAAGGCACGCCGCCGGGAGTATTATTCTGTAGTGGTATATGTCGGTAGCCTTACTCGATCCTTCTTCGTTCCTTTGTACCTGCCCACCGCTTGCAAAAAAAACCCCCGCCCTTGCGGACGGGGGAGTTGGGTTTGTTGGTTGTCAGCCTCCGATGTTGAGATCGGCCTTCGGCTTCACGGGCTTTTTCGTTGCGGGCTTGCCCGTGGTCTTGAAGTGGTCGAGGACGCTCTTGGCGTTGTCGCCGCTGTCCGCGGGTTCAACGGTGGTCCACATCACGACGTTGCCTTCGTCGTCCGCGAACGGTTGGACCGTAAAGCGGAGGCCGTTCTCGATCCAACTCGGGGGAGTCACGCAGATGCAGCCAGCGCGTGGACTGCCGTCGTTGCGGTGCTTCAGGGAGATGGCGGACGTGATGGGACGGTCGAAACGGATGGTCATGGCATTCCTTTCAAAGAAGCCGTTAAATGTGATTCACCCGAGCAACATGTCCGGGTGAGCAAAGCGAAAGCCCGGACTTGTTGGGTGGGTGAATGCGTTAGGCTTGTGTTGTGGGAGAGCGACTAAAACGTGGCGTGCCCTGACGCCCGTTTGGTCGATCGTTGTGGTGGGGTGGTGGCCCCTCGGTGGCTGTGCCAGCACTAGGAGAAATCGGAAG